GATCACAGGCGGCTTGGGTTCCTCCGCGGTCGGGGTTTTCGTGTCCTCCACGGGAATTCCCGCAGCGGCATCCTCCACCGTTTCGTTTACCCCTGTCTCGGATGATTCCACATCCGTCTCTGCAGGGATGGTTTCGACAGATTCTTCATCTGTGACGGAAGCATCTTCATCGGGACTTCCAGCGAAGTTGACAAACATCTGGTGTTTGAGTTTGGCATAAAACGCTTTCCATGCTTCCCTGGCTTCTGCCTTGATTGCTTCGACATTCTCAGGTTCTCCTTCAGTATCCGTTTCAGGCTCGGCATCCTTTGACCTGCGGTTCTTCACATAAAGGACTTTATCAGCAAAGCCCTTCTCAACCGCCTCCTTGGCGTCGAGCCAGGTCTCATTGGTCATCATTTCTCCGATTTCATCAGCGGAAAGCCCGGTCTTGTCTTCATAGGCATTCACGATGCTGGCTTTCACCGAGCGGAGCGTATTGATGGCCTTCATCAGGTCGCTTTCGTTGCCCATGGCAAGCATCATGGGATCATGGATCATCAGGAGGGAAACCGGGCTCATAAGAACCTTGTCTCCAGCCATGGCGATCACAGATGCCGCAGATGCCGCAAGCGATCCGATCTTCACTGTCACCTTGCCTGGATAGTCGCGGAGCATGGTGTAAATTTCAGCAGCCGCCATGACATTTCCGCCCATGCTGTTGATCCACAGGGTGATGTCGCCTTCCTCGGCATACAGTTCATCACGGAATGCCTGCGGGGTTACTTCATCCCCAAAGAACACCTCTGAATCAATCGTGCCTTCGAGGCGGAGGACCCTGCCGCCGGAATCATCGTGAATCCAGTTCCAGAATTTCTGCACTCTTCTTACCTCCGTTTCTGAGGCTGTCCGCCCCGTCTTTCTGCCTTGCGCTGTGCGTGGCGCTCGGCGTGGTTTTTGCTTTCACCCGGTTTCTCCTCTTCCTCAGCCTTATCGGGTTTGTCCTGTTCCTCTTCCTCCTCCGGCTGTGTCTCCTGCTCCTTTTCCTGCTCCGCTACCTCGTTTACGCCGTAGGCTTTACCCGCGTCCTTGAGCTTGGTGTAGGAGCCGTTCAGGTAGTAGTCATCACCGCCGTCCTCGGCCGGAATCAGGTCCATATTTTCAAGTCGCCGTATATCATTGGGCGACAGAAAACCATTAGCGAAGCCCACCGCATAACCGTCCATGCGGGATTTGTAATCGCCGCGCATGAGGCCATCCACGTTGAACTTAGGGAAATATTCATCCTGCTCCTCTTCGATCAGCACGTCCTTGATGATGGCCTGCTCGATGCGGATGAGCCAGGGCATGATCGTATGCATCACAAAGTCGATGCTCTGATGCTCTATATTATTGAAGGTCGCCCGCTTAAGGTCCTGCACCATGTGGGGAGGCACACGAAAGATGCGGCAGATCTCCTCCACACCGAACTCACGGGTGGAAAGAAACTGGCTGTCTTCCGGAGGGAGGGAAATCGGTTTGTACTGCATCCCCTCTTCCAGCACAGCGACCTTGTGGGCATTGCCGGCTCCGCCGTAGGCATTCATCCAGTTATCCCGGATCTTCTGCGGATCCTTCAGCACTCCCGGATGCTCCAGAACGCCGGCCGGCTGCGCTCCGTTTTTGAAGAAGGCACTGCCGTATTTCTCGACCGCCAGGGTCGTGCCGAGGCTGTTCTTCATCATGGCGATAGGCGAAAAGCCCACCAGCCCATTGAATCCAAGTCCTGGAATATGCAGGATTTCATCTCTTTGGAAGATGATGTCCTTGTCATGCTCACCTGGCACCTCGTCTGTGTAGGCGTGGTAGGTGTAGACCAGGTCGCCGCTTTCTGTGCGGTCGATCTCCACGTTCTCCGGAAGCAGCGGGTACAGCCCAAGGATGCCGTTCTTCCCATCACGGACGATCTGTGCGTAGGCGTTGCCCCACAAGAGCAGATGAGTCATCATGGCTTCCCGGAAGGAGAAGCTCGTCATCTCCGGATTGCTCTGCCGGTACAAAATCTTATACAGCGGATGGTCGGTCGCCCGCTCTTTACCATCGCCCTTATCGCTGAAGCGATACAGATGCAGCGGCAAGCTCGCTACCGTCTCCGCCAACAGTCTCACACAGGCATATACCGTGGAGATCTGCAAGGCGGATTTCTCGTCCACCCGCTCACCGCTGTTCGCCATGCCGAAGACAAAAATACCGCCCGAGTCCCGGACGTTGTCTTCGATCTTTGGCAGCTCCTCCAGGGGAGCGTCTCTCGGCTTACTGAAACCGAACCATTCTTTCCAGCCCATTTACTGCTCCTTTCCTATCTTCGCCATCTCCCGGTCGCAGGCTACCAGGCATACCCGATAGATATCGTCCCGGTCTTCTTTTTTCAGGACGTCGATTTTGGCAAGCTCCGTGATCCGCTCAATCAGGTCACGTTTTTCTGCCATTGTCAGATCCATAAGCGCCTCCTCAAAAGACCCACAGCCCATGGTCGGGGTCGTCGTACACACTGCCCTGCTGCTCATGGCGGATAGCTCTGTCCAGCCCCATGATCCAGGCAACGATGCCGTCTATCTTCTCCGTGCTCTTTTTCTTGCTGGGCTTGATGTTCTCCGCAGCATCGATTTCTGCCACCACATTCCCCGCCATCCAGCGGAGCACGGGGTTTCCGCCATGGATGATCCGCCCTTCCAGCAGGAGCTTGTACAGTTCCTTCATGCCGGGGCTCATATCCTTAAAACCCATGCCGATGGGAACCATGGTGAAGCCGTCGCCCTCCAGGTCGGTGATGAGCTGCGTCGCGTTCCAGCGGTCTACGCCGATCTCCATGATGTGAAACTGCGTCCCCAGCTCGTTGATGGTCTTTCGCACAAAGTTGTAATCGACCACGTTGCCCTCCGTCACATGGAAGAGCCCCTGCTTTTCCCAGACGTCATAAGGGACGTGGTCTCTTCGCACCCTCAGCTGCAGGGTTTCCCTCGGAAGCCAGAAGTGCGGTACAACGATGTATTTCTCTCCCTCATAGAGAGGAGGGAAAACCATAACAAAAGCCGTGATGTCGCTGGTGCTGGAAAGATCCAGCCCGCAGTAGCATTCACGGCCCTTGAGGGCTTCTATATCGATCGGGATATCCCCCTGGTCGTAGATGTGTTCCGGTATCCATGCCACTGAGCTGCTCACCCACTGGTCGAGCCTCAGCTGTCGGAACACGTTCTCCTCCGCAGGGTTGGTCAGCGCCTCCCGGTAGGCATCCCGCACGCGGTCAAGCTGGATAGTGTATCCCAGGGAGGGATTGGCCTTGAACCAGTTTTCCTCATCACCCCAGTCATCCGCGTCATCCAGGCCGTAAAGGACAGGATAAAAGGACGGGTCAATCCTCGTTCCTTTCAGGATGTCCTTTGCCTTGTTATGGACCTCAAAACAGATGCTGTTGCGGTCGGTTCCCGCCGTGGTGATCAGGAAGTACAGCGGCTGGAGTCTCGCATCGCCGGAGCCCTTGGTCAGAACATCAAAGAGATTCCGGTTGGGCTGGGCATGCAGTTCGTCCAGACAGAGGGCTGATACATTCAGTCCGTGCTTGGTTCCGACCTCCGCCGAGAGCACCTGATAGAAACCGGCATTAGTAAAGTTCACGATGCGCTTGGTCGCACCCATGATCTTGCTCCGTTTCAGGAGCGCCGGGGTCATCTCCACCATCCGCTTGGCGACATCAAACACGATGGACGCCTGCTGCCTGTCTGCCGCAGCGCCGTATACCTCCGGGGAAGCCTCGCCGTCCGCATACAGCATGTAAAGGGCAATCGCCGCTGCCAGCTCGCTATTGTGGGTTGGAACCATAGAGGCGCCAGCCAAATACTGATGGGTAGGGCTATCTACCTGAATACACTGCATTTTGACAGGATGATCCAGAGGCTCTATATCCAACAGGTAGTGGTAGTTTGATCTGGTATCCTTTTTGCGCAGTCTCTGGCGCACAGCCTTTCGAACTAAACGGGTTGTAGGCTGATCGTCAAAGGTCGTGAATCGGATAATATACAGGATTTCTCCTGTCGGCTGACCACACCTGGTAGAAGGTTCGCATTTCACAGCATTTTTGATTCCAAGCGACCACAGCAGTTCTCTCACAGACAGCGCAAGCGCACGGATCGTTGTAACATAAACACTCTGCGCTTTCCTCGTTCCTATGCACCCATCAGAATCCATCAATCCTTGAAGCAAAGCCCATCGCTGGGCCTCAGACGCTCTCAGATATTCCGGACGGATACACTTCTCCCGGAAGCTGTCCAGCAATACTGCTTTAAGCTCAGCGTATTTGATGACTTCGCTCCCGCCGCATTGCTGAGGATAACGATTGTGTACATGATACGGTACGAAGGAAATAATCTCCTCAACATCCTCTGTGCGAACTGTGATCTCAGGCTTTGTAGCGTTTCCATTGCCAAGCCAATATCCGTACAGATACGGGTCTACAGGCAATTCAGCAGTCTCAGTCTGAAGCGCGCCACAAACAGGAATTCTGATCAGCGACTCCCGTTCAGCCAATGGCCGGTCTGAAAAGCGCTGCCTGAATTCCGCTGTTCTACGATATATCTCACCCGTTGTCCAGAGTACATCTTTCCGCTTGCCGTATATATACTGACAATTCCATAAGTGCCGTTCACCGGCAATAATGGATGTCCCGTCCTTGAACGTGATCCTGTAAGCTTGCTCCGTGTCGTCCACTTGGCTTTTCGCTACCACATGGCATGGATTTCCCTTCTCATCGAATACAACGTCACCGACCTTTAGATCACCCATATTGGTAAAACCGCTCGGTGTAGGAATCAGTGTGTCCAGGGCAAGCTGCTTCCCGTTCTTCTTCGGGATCTCAACATAGGCTGTGCGGAACTGCCTCGTTCCGTCCTCTTTAACGACGCCGAAGATGTCCCGGATGATCTGTTCCTGCCAGGGGAGCAACCAGAAGGGTTTCCCCGCCCAGCGCCCCTTGGTGTGCGGAAGCATCTCGATAAAGCGCACCGCCCGGTCTGCCTTCTCCTCATCATAATGTGAGGTATCCAGCATGAACCGGGTCGGCTTGTAATCCTTTAATACGGGGTAGTTTTTCGGTTTTTCTCTCGCCATCAGCTACCTCCCAGCAGTTCATCCATCTCATCCTTCGCACCGCCGTTGTCGTTCCCGGCAATGATCCTGCTTCTTGCGGCAGGCGTCAGTCCGAACTGCTCCGCAAACTGGTTCATAAGCCGGAGGTACTGCTGCGCAATGGA